AGGAACGCATAGATGTTGACGCTGACATCGGCCTTGCTCAGATCCTTACCATGCAGACCACCGCCAGTAACAGAATCACCCATGTCGCTACCCAGCTTCCGGTTGGTGGCTCCGGTGTCAACATCGGTACCGCCGGTCCAGTCGCCTAGGGGATTGATCTCCGCCATCGGATAGGTTTTGCGGATCTCATCCGCACTTGCATTGCTCTGGCAAATGATGATGCGGTTGCCGTCCATGATGTACTTGCCGTCATAGGGATACTTACTGTAAAGATCCCAGGCAAAGTTACAAAGCCAGTGCTGTTCCCTTGTCATAGGAACACCACGGAAAATGCCGTTGTCACCGCAGCGGAACGATTCTTCCTGGTTCTTAGCCAGATGCTCATCCTGGGGAACGATGACCACATTGGGTCGGACATCCCCAGCGATCCGCTGAATGGCGGCTTTGATTTTACGAAGGTTCAGCACAGCGGAGGTTTCAATGATTGCATGGCAGACACCGTGGCCGAGCAGAACTTCTACTGCAATCTTGGGATCAATCTGGGTTTCATAAGCGATATCCACGATGGCGCCAGCAATGCGGTCAGCAAGTTTATCGGGATGCGCTGGATTTACCTTTTCAAACATAACATTATCCTTTCCTTGCACGAAGTAGTCTTTCCATAACATCGTCCTGGGGGTTGGGGCCGCTGTATTCAGCGGTGCAGTTCTCACGGACGATCTGGAAGATTTCTGACCACAGACGGTTCGCCTGGGTCATGTAGGTATTTGCGATTGCCACATAGGGCGATTGGATCGCAGCACCCGTAGTGGGGTGCTTTGCCAGAAAGCCTAGCTCGCTTGTGATGGATTCGCATTGTATCCATCTTGCGCTGGCCATGGCATAACGCTCAATGAGCTGGGGGTTGACGATAGATGAACACCCTCGCTCGTGGAGCCAGTTCCACGCTTTTTCATATAGCTCTGCTGCACAGAGGGTGGAACCATCTTTCTGCGTTGCGGAAAGGAACTCAGATGCTTTCGGCATTGCCTGGCCTTCCAGGTCAACCGCGCTGTCTTTGAAATCAATGACAGTCAGCGGCCTCTTGCCGGGATTTCCATCTGTAATTTTCTCCGCAACTGGCTTTTTAGGTCTGCCGCCAGAGCCGGGTTTGGGTCCTCTTTGGCCCATTTTTTACACACCTCCTTATGGCCGGGGCTATTCCCCCGAAAACTTATGCGATTTTGCGCACGTGACCCCAGGCCCGTTGCACGGCGCGAAAGCTGTAGAGATTTGATATCCCCTACCGGGGGAGGTTGCGCACCAAAATGTAAGCGCATCCTCTCAATGATTGTGCCAGCGATCACCGCGTTCTGCGTGGAGTCTGGCGTGGCAGGATTTACACAGAGCAAGCAGATTATCTGTTGCGTGAGTACCTCCTTCTGACAGCGGCAGCTTGTGGTGGATCTCTTCTGTGGGCGTCAGCTTTCCGTCCTGTTGGCACAGCTCACACAGAGGGTGTGCCTGTGCATAGCGGTCACGAATGCGTTTCCATGCTCTGCCGTATCTGCGGTGTACAGCCGGATCACGGTTGTACTTCTCGTAGCGTTGTGCTTCCTTTTTGGCGTGAGCTTCACAAAATCTTCCATGGGTTAGCTCTGGACAGCCAGGGTAAGAGCATGGGCGTTTGGGTTTACTGGGCACGTTTGTCCTCCTTTCTTCGTCGGTGTTGGAACTTGTAGCGGAGGATGTACCACACCTGCTCCAAATAAGAAACCTTGCGGTATCCCAGGGGGAACACCTCCTTTGGGCATAGAAAAAGCCCCATGAGATTGCTCTCATGAGGCAGTTCCATTACTTCTCGGCAATTATAATGATATCACAGGGGCAAGGTATCATTCCATACCATTAGGTATCATGATTGCGTACCGTCTGAATTACTGCCAGGGCTGCGTTGTGGAGGCGGTACAGGTGGTGGATGCTGTAGCCCATTTCCACAGCAATCTGCTCCCAGGTTTTGAAGCACAGATACCGAAGCTCCAGAAGGGTCTGATATTCAGGGTTTTCCACGGATTTGATTATTGCTACCATCTCACGCTTCAGATCCACCAGCTGGTCAATATCGGCATTGATTTCATTCTCCAAATCAATGATTTTTCCGATAATGTCCTGCATCCGGTAGACATTGCGGCTACCACCGCCGGGCATATCGCTCATGGTTGCGGTTGCCTTTGTGGTCAGGTCCCGAAGGGAGAGAACCTGCTCCAGCTTGCTATTGATGCGCTGATCCAGGCGGTATGCCTGGCCAAGATATTCTTTTGCAGTCATATTCATACCTCCAGATTTGCCTTAACGGCATCGATAAGGGCGGATTGTGTTTTTTCTTTCTTGCGAAGGGCGGACATGATCCGCTCGTCAATTGTGTCAGCTGCGATGATATGGTGGATGATCACAGTATCGGCCTTCTGGCCTTGCCGCCACAATCTGGCGTTTGCCTGCTGATAAAGCTCCAGGCTCCAAGTAAGGCCGAACCAAACGAAAGTGGAACCTCCGGCTTGAAGGTTGAGGCCATGACCGGCAGAAGCTGGGTGGATTACAGCAACCGGGATTTTTCCAGCATTCCAATCTGCGATATCCTTGGAAGTGGAAATCTCTCGTACAGAGAATCGCTTCTTGATCCGCTCCAGATCGTGCTTGAACCAATATGCCACCAGGAGAGGCTTGCCATTGGCGGCTTCGATCAGATCCTCCAGTGCATCCAGCTTTCGGTTATGAAGTTCCAGGTAGTGCCGATCTTCGCTGTATACGGCACCGTTGGCCATTTGGGACAGCTTGTTCGCCAGAGCGGCAGCGTTCCCGGCATCGATTTCCTCGTTGCCTAGGGAAAGCACCATATCGGCCTTCATCGTGTCGTATGCCTTTTTCTCTTTTTCAGAAAGGGTAACTTTCACCTCGTTGATCACGCATTCTGGCATATTCAAATGATCCACGGCCTTCATGGAAATGGTGATATCAGAGATTTGGCGGTATATGGCATCCTCCGCACCCGGGAGAGGCTTATAGGAGAAAACCACCTGGCCATTTCGCTTGTCTGGCTGAAAGTAGCCATTGCGGAAGTGGGTAATGTAGCGACCAAGCCGCTGGCCCATGTCCAGCAACCGGAACTGCGCCCAGAGATCCATGAGGCCGTTGGAGGAGGGGGTGCCAGTGAGGCCAACCATGCGTTTGACGGTAGGCCGTACCTTGAGGAGGCTGCGGAACCGTTTTGCCTGATATGACTTGAAGGAAGAGAGTTCGTCGATGACTACCATATCGTAGTCAAACGGCAGACCGCTTTCTTCTACCAGCCATTGGACATTTTCTCGGTTGATGATGTACAGAAACACTCGCTGCTGAAGGGCAGCTTTCCGCTCAAGTTCTGTACCTACTGCTACAGAGTAGGACAGGCCTTTGAGGTGATCCCACTTCTGAATTTCGGTAGGCCATGTGTCTCTGGCAACACGCAGCGGTGCGATGACCAGAACCTTGCGAACAGAAAAGTAGTCCAGGCAGAGATCATAGATGGCCGACAGCGTGATGACGCTTTTGCCCAAACCCATGTCCAGGAACACAGCTGCCACAGGATGCTCCAGTATGAAATTGGTGGCATACGCCTGGTAATCATGAGGCTTGTATTTCATGGATGATCCCTCCAATCTGTTCTGGGCCATCAATGCAGTAAACCAAAAAGCCAAGTGCTTCTAACTGCCTTTTTCGCTTTACTTGCAGTGGCCGTAGTTCTTTGCCGGGAGCCTTCAACTCAATGAAGGCCATTTTGCCGCCGGGCAGGAGTACCAGACGATCTGGCACTCCATCTAAGCCTGGGCTTATGAACTTTGGTGCAAGGCCGCCCATTGATTTGACAGCCTTGACCAGTTTCGCTTCTACAGTTTTTTCTTTCATGAAAACTCCTTGTTTCCAATTGCCGTTGCCGATGGAGGCTCAGCCTTTTTTCGTATATGTGCGTATATGCGTTGCGTTCGGCCTCTTTTTTCTTTACCCACAATCTTTAAGTAGGTAATCGGCAACATCGGCAACACACCACAAAAGTGACCTACCGGTAATGGTTTGGGGTGTTTCCAGTGGTGTTGCCCATCGCCCCCATCGGCAACCACTGGAAACGCTGTGGTATTGCCAATCATGTGGCATCGGCAACTCGGACATATGCCTTTTGGACACCGTAGCCGGGGATGCGGAGTTTGCCAGCAGCATTGCCGCCGTATTTCTTCCAGCCGCCCAACTTGAAGAGGATGCCCTCGATCTCATAAGAGTCTGTTTTCTTCATGGCCTCACGAGGCTTACCGAAGCACTCGCACCATACTTCCATGGCACAAACCCGCTCCCGGCGCACGGTGCCGACAGCCTTGTTGTCACCAAACTCGTCACCGTTAAGGAAATTACGGCGGCGGAACAGATCGTAGGTCTCCCAGTCAGCGGGCAACAGCTGGTCAAGGTATTCCTGGACGATACCTTCACGGGCATCGGTTTCCATGGCGTCTCTCTGCTGTGCATAGGCGGCTGCGGCAATATCGCCTTTGAGGAACAGCTCCTCGCCCTGCTTGTAGTATTCAATTGCTTCTGCCCAGACCTGATCCGGGCAATCCAGTTCCCAAGGGTGATGCTTTCCGTGGCCAGATACATTGACAGGCCAGAAACGACGGTTGCCAGTAATGTCGCGAAGGAAGCCGCCATCGCTGTTGGTGGTACCAACGATCACGCAGGATCGGGGATGGCTTTCAACGGTGGTGCCGTAGGTGTGGCGGTACTTATCATCGGTGCGGGTGATGAAGGATTTGACAACCTCCACATCCACCTTTTTCATGCCGGTCAGCTCAGACAACTCCAAAATCCAGTAGCCTTGGAGCTTTTCAGGAGCGGTTTTATCTTTCATATCGGAGATGGACAGGGAGTCAGAAAACCACTCCTTACCCAGAATGGCAAACAGCGTGGACTTGCCCATGCCTTGTTCGCCGTTCAGAACCAGGATGGAGTCAAATTTCTTTCCCGGCTCATAAATCCGGGCCACGGCAGCAACCAGCGTCTTTCGAGTGACTGCCCGGACATAAGGTGTATCTTCTGCACCCAGGTAATCCACCAGCAGCGTGTCCAGTCTGGGAACACCGTCCCAGGATAAGGTGGCCAGGTATTCTTTGATGGGGTGGTACAGCCGCTCGGCAGAGGTTACAGCCAGCAGAGCATCTTTGAACTTTGTGGGGGACCAGATACCATAGGTCTTTTCAAAATACAGCTTTGCGCAGGCTACATCGGTATCGCTCCAGCCGGGCTTGACCTGGGGCCAAGGAAGTTTTCCGGTAACATCCAGCATACTTTTGAACTGGTTAAATACGATATTTTGCAAATTGGGGTCGTGGCGGAGGATGATGCAGATGTTGGTCAGTGTATCTCGAACAGAGCCGGTCCGATCCAGCTCCAGCTGATTCTGCCAATCTTCATCGGTAAAGTCTGTGCTGGCCTGGGACATACGATCTTCTGCAAAGACTGCCTTGACCCGGTCATCCTTGAGCGCTAGTTCGGTCATTGCGGAATAGGAGGGGAGCTTGTTGATCGGTGTGTCGGCAGCGGTCTTGTCGTCCAGATCCCGGAAACGGTGGACTCGGACAATATCAAAAGCATTCAGCAGCTTGCCGCAAGCGGGGTCCGTGGCGTGATGGCTGTATGCGAACTTCCCGTCGTACAGGACAACACCGGCACTACTATCGGCAGGAATGTAGTCGTAACGACCATTCATGGCGGAGGGAGCGTAGATGTCAGACAGAAAGGTATCAATTGCCTCTTCAATGGTGTAGGCCCGGCAGAACGCACCCACAACACCGGGTTTTGTCAGCGGATCTGCCTGCTGAGAGATGCTGCGGCGGACAGCTTCAGACTGTCGGCTGGAGACAGGCCATGTAGATGCATCTCGCCAGTCAGCATATCTGGACAGATACTCATCCGGGTCCAGATCAACGCCGTCCTTGGTCTTGAAGAAGAATTCTCCGTTGGCGGAGGTGGAGGGCCAGTACATGAGGCGGCAGGCTTCATAGGTGGTATCGTCAAAGAGATCAATGCCGATCTCCTTGGCCACCATCCGGGCGACGGGAGCGTATTCTTCTTCAGAGATTTCTCTGGACAGAGGGATGATCATACGCAGCCGGGGGTGTTCGGGGGTATGCTTATGCGTGGAATAAACACAGCATTTGAAATCGTGGAGCAGCTCGACGGTGGCCCAAATATCGGGGCTGCCGTAGTCCATATCCAGCGTCAGCATGGAACGGCACAGCACCATGCCATTCTTACGACGGCCTTCCCGGAGCGCACCGCCAACGAAGCCACCCACATCCTTGATGGAGTCCTGGCTTCCTTTTTTCAGTTTCCGGTACTCCTCTACAGTTTCTGTGGTGCGAATGGTAACGCTGACTTTCTGGCACAGCTCCTTCCAGGAGATTTCCCGGTTCTTCCACTTCTTGTCCATGCGGCTATTGCCAACTGCGATTTTCATGCGTAAGTAACCTCCTTGCAAGCGGTGGTGAAATAACGGATAGGCTGACCTTTGCGCTTGGCCTTTTCAATCTCCACACTCATTCCTTTGGAAATGGTGTCGCCGAACACCCAAAGCTCTGCACATTTGGAGAGGAGTACAATATCCATGAAAAGGGCAAGATTGCGTTCCTTTGGAATATGCTCATCCATGAACTGGGTAAAGTAGATATGGGGTGCGATGGGGATGTATCCAGAATCAACGGCGAAGCGGCAGTAGGATCGTGCGGCTGCCTGGTTGCGCTCCAGATCCCCGGACAGAGGCGAACAGATATACACGATGGGACGATAAGCACGCGCGGCCTTTGCTTCCCGTTCAATGTTAGAAAGGGCCTCATAGGCTGTGGGATCGTAGTAACCTTCGGAGTTACGCATATTAACACCCATTGCTGCCACCTCCGTAATACAGATCGATCAGATCGTGCCGGTCCTGGGCAATCAGCCGCGCCATCACGGCGGCGCACTCCTTGTCGTTCTGCTCCTTGGTTTTGAAGAAAGGACAGGCCTTTTCTCCAAAGTGGGTGGATTTCAAAATACGGCAGACGCCGTCCTTACACCCGGCACAAGTGGAACGATGGCACTTCGTTACAGCCTTCTTTTTGCGATTTTCACGCTGGCGCTCTCTATTTCTCATGGGGAAAACCTCCTAGTCTTTTTTATAAAAATCGCAGATATATCCGTCTGCTCGGAGCAGCAGCCCGCTGGCCCATGTGGGAGTTTGTCCCATAACCTCGCAGATTTCCTCTAGGGAGGTATCCGCCGGGGCCTCAATGACTGCTTCATCATGTACGTGCATCACGATTTTGTATCCGTGTGCATCAAGGCGGAGCATTGCTTCTGCCAAAATATCTCTTGCGGTGGCCTGGACGATGTTTTCCACGAACTTGGGACCGTAGCTTTCCAGACGCAGCCATTTCTTTTGCTCACCAACGCCCTCAAAAGTAACAGACTCATTTCCGTATCGGTTAAGGCCGATCCGGGGCTTCACATACACCAACCGTCTGCCAGACGGAAGGACGATGAACATCATGCCGCTCTGGTAAATGAAGCGGATACCACGACATTCTGTGGTGGTTCGCTCTTTCACGCAGGTGGAAGCAGCACGGTCGATGTCCCACCAAAGACGGACAATATTGGGGTTGGCTTGCCGCCAAGCATCCACCAGAGGTTTGAGTTCCTCTTCGGGGACACCCATATTCAAGGCACCCATGGCCTTTAGTGCGCCGACAGAGCCGCCGTAGCCCAAAGCCAGCTCGGCGATCTTGCCTTTTTGGCGGAGGTGGCCATTCACGCCATGTTTTTCAACAGGAACATGGAACATCTGGCTTGCGGAAGCGCAGTAGATATCGCCGCCACTGGCAAATACATCCTGCCGCCAGTTTTCTCCGGCGATCCAGGCAATGACTCTGGCCTCGATGGCTGAAAAGTCGGCCACAAAGAAACGGCAACCTGGTCTGGGAATAAATGCGGTGCGGATCAGCTCGGAAAGTACCAAGGGAACGGAATCATATAAC